CGGGTTGACGAAAAAGAGCGTCAGGTCCGCTGTAAAATCTGCGGTGCGGTTGTGGAGCCGTTTGACTGGATGCTCTCTGTGGCAAAAAGAGAAACCAGACTGGCAGATGATGTAAGGCTATTGCGCCAGGAGGAACAGGAAAGGCGGAGAAATATAGAAAAGCTGATACAGATTGAGCGTAACGCGAAAGCGCGGATACGCAGGGCGACAAAATCCAGAACTGAATAATTAAATTTAGCACTGTTAAAAATTTAATCCTTAACCGGAGGGATTTCTGCACCCTCAAATCATCAGGAGACCGCCCGAAAGGGCGGTAATGAATGGTTACATTATTTAGAAAAAAATATCCGCGAAAGAGTAGAACAACAGAATTCCTGTTTCTCATTCTGTTTATCGTGTTGATGACACCGATATCCCCGCTAATTTTTGTCTGGATAATCGGAAAAATAATTGAGCCAGTTATTGAATTGTATAACGACGTGGTATGGGCGTCATTCAACACACTGCACAATAAAATTAATCCGTATAAGGAAAGCTGATATGGCACTGACGAAAAAACAACGTGCAGAACTGCGCATGAAGTTCGGTGGTCGCTGCGCTTATTGCGGCTGCGAACTTGGCGAAAAGTGGCATGCAGACCATGTAAAACCGGTCATTCGTTTTGATGGAAATATGCTTCACCAGGAACGTGACGATATATCCAACATGGTACCAGCATGCCACCCATGCAATCTGCACAAGCATTGCAGTAGCCTGGAAGATTATCGACGAATTATCAGTGATGGTCGTCGTGAATTCCTTGCGTCCGGGAAAGGCAAAGCGCTGGTTCGTATGGGATTGGTTGAAATGAAATCTGACCCGGTTGTGTTCTGGTTTGAAAAATATCAAGAAGGGGCTACGGCATGACCACTATTACCAAAGAGCGACTGCAATGGCTGGCTAACATTTCTGGCCGCGATGATATTGACGATATAGACGGCGGTGAAATTCGTGAACTGGCGCTTATCGCTCTGGCATCACTGGAAGCAGAGCCTGTAGCGGAATGCATTGTTGAAGATGGGGGCATGTGTATTGACGGGTTCGGTGAGTATGTGGGTCACTCGCTGCCTGATGGAATGCATGAGCTTTATGCTGCCCCGCGAATGCGACAACCTGATGGATGGAAAGCCGTAGCTGTAGCGTGGAAGGTGACGTTTACTCAAGTTGACCAGGAATCTAATACGTTCACTGCTATATATTTTGACAAAGCGGAAGTTGAGTGTTGGGTACGACTGCATAAAGCATGTGATTTTCGGGCAGATATAACACCGCTTTACGCAGCGCCGGCAGTGCCGGTTGCAGTAAACGACGACATGGCTTACGCATTCCATCACGCACTGTCAGATTCATCGCTTGGCTCTGATGAAATCGAAGAAATTAAAACCGGTTTGCGTGCTGCCTTTGCCAACGTCACTATCCAACCAGAGCCGATAGTGCCGGATGAAATCGGGCCAAACGATAGTAATACGTTTGATTATGTTGATGGCTGGAACGCCTGCCGCGCTGCCATGCTTAAGGGAGATAAATAATGATTAATCGAACCAAACTGGAGCACATTCTCGAATATGCCAGGCAGCAGAAATGTATTGGGCAACTTTGTAAAATTCCACCAGGAGATATGGTTGAAATCGTGGAAATGGCCATGCGTAAGGCTGGCAACTCTCCGGTAGCTCCGGCTGGCTGGATAAGCTGTAGTGATGCAGTTCCTGCTGAATATTGCGATGTGATTCTTCTCGATGATCTCGGGAATGTATTCCCCGGTTCCTGGGATAAGGTTTTTTGCCCCACTCGTGGCGGGAATAAGATGGCTTTTGTGGACAAAGACGGCGTTGAAGTAGAGAGCTCAACTCACTGGATGCCGCTACCGGAACCACCGCAGGAGGTGAATCAATGACCTGGCCTGAGGCATTCACCACGGTAGGAATTGCGATGGCGGTGGCGCTGGTGGTGTATTCGATTTGCCGTTGGGGTTAACAAACAAAAACCCCGGATTGATGGTCCGGGGTTTTTGAAGGAAACAAAACAGAAACAGCAATTGCCGTTACCTGTTGTTACCATGGCAAGTAAACGTATCTCAGGCGAGCGCATTGCGCCGTTCTGACGCAGATAAACTAGCCTGGATAGATGGTGCTGGCAATAAAAAATAGCGTTTTCTTATCGGTGTCGGTAAGATTGCTGCGGGTGCTTGAGGCTGTCTGCCTCGGGTATGTCACTGTAAGGCAGACAGAGAAAAGCCCCAGTTAACATTACGCGTCCTGCAAGACGCTTAACATTAATCTGAGGCCCAATCTATGTCTCACAAATGTAGGTTAGCCTCTTACGTGCCGAAAGGCAAGGAGAAGCAGGCTATGAAGCAGCAAAAGGCGATGTTAATCGCCCTGATCGTCATCTGTTTAACCGTCATTGTGACGGCACTGGTAACGAGGAAAGACCTCTGCGAGGTACGAATCCGAATCGGCCAGACGGAGGTCGCTGTTTTCGTAGACTACGAATCTAGAGAGTAAGAGTGACCAGGCGGGAGAGTAATCTCCCGCCACCTTTGATGTGTCAGGCATCCTCAACGCACCCGCACTTAACCCGTTTCGGCGGTTTTTTTGGTAATGACTCCAACTTATTGATAGTGTTTTATGTTCAGATAATGCCCGAT